CCCCGATTGGCAGTCCCACTATTGGGCGCACCAGGATCATTAATTGACCCATTCCAGCTATCTCCATTGCCACCACCATAGGCAAGAGCGCCATAACCACCTTTCCACTCGCTAGAATATTGTCTAGCACCTCCACCCCCACCACCCCCTCCATAATTAACACTTGAACCAGATATATTAGAAATAACTCCAACCCCACCTGCACCAGCTCTACCGCCAACCCCACCAGTTCCACCATTAGCACCAGCACCAGCACCCCCACCAGAATAAAAATCACTTCTTAAACCACCAGAATAAGAACCACTTATACTTCCTCCCTTGCCATAGTTATCGCCTGATGAAGAACGGTTCCCGTTATAGCCACCCCCTCCACCGACAGAAGTATAACCAAGAGCAGATGAACTTCCACCTGCACCACCAGTTGCACCAGTCTCATTTCCAACACCACCAGCTCCAACCACAATAGAATAAGTATTTCTACTAAAAGAAATATTAGATAAATCTCTAACTTGACCACCAGCACCACCTCCACCACCTGGTCCTGTTGAGTCCCAATGATAATTACCACCACCAGCTCCACCACCACCCACAATTAAAATTCTTACTACTGCTCCAGTTCTTGCATAAGGAACTACAAAGTTTCCACTAGAGGTAAAAGTATGAATTCTATATGCACCGCTAGTTGTGATTGTTCCTCCTGTTGGATAAGACATTTAACTCTCCTTTGTCAATTCACCTATTTTTTTATATTCAATAACCATTTGTGCTTCATATTCGGGGTCAACAGCGACTTTTTTTTCAGACATTTCTTTGTTAAACCCATCAGGCAATTTTACTTCTTTAAGAAAAGCTAGTTGATGTTTTACACAAACATCTAGTCCCGAAGGTTGAACCCGATCCACAGCTTCAACTTCTTTGCCTTCTTTTAGACAAAAATCGCAGATTGTATATTCAATGGTTTTAGTTTTTTTCATAATTCTCCTTTAAGGTTGCTTACACTCCAAAGTAATAAATACATCCGTCGCCCCATTAATCGCTGTAATATCAAAAGATAAAACATCACCAGCTGTTAAACTGGTAGAAGTAAAACTAGTGCTAGAAGCGACCGTAGCACCAACCCCAAACCCAGATTTAATATCAGAGGTATTTTTTTGTACCCTAACCTGAATATTACCAACCGAACATTTACCCCAGATTTTAACTACCGTCATATTTTGAGGTACGATATATTGTGCCCCTTGATTATTACCAGTAGCCAAAGTTCCAAGAATAGTCCAAGTAAAAGCCCGATTAATAGTAATTAACTTACTATCAGTGCCATTATGACTATGACCAGAACTAGTATTAAACGCTATTTTGCTTTCAACGATATTGGCATCAGATGCAATATTATCATTATCAAGACTGCCATTAACCAAATTATAAATAGCATTTTCATTGGCATTATTTTCATCTGGATTAATGGTATCTCCAGCGGTGTATTCGTATTGACGAGAAATTGTTGACACTATAACCTCCTTATTTTAATTTTCTTTGTTTAATTGCTAATGTAAATGGATAGAGCATAATTGGTTGATCGTTCCCCTGATTGTGAAATCTTATCATTACTTGTGAAGAACCAATTTTAAGAGCCACCTTTGCCTTTGTTTCATTAATATAACTCCATTTATCAGTTCCCCAAACCGCACTACCCCAAGTATTACCCTGTTCCATATTAATGCTTTGTCTAAATGTCCAAGTATTACCCTCAAGAGATGTATAAAGATCAAGATTATAATTACCACTACCAAGAACCCCATATTTCATAAACCTAACTGTTTTTTTCATTTCTGGCACTTGCAAATCAATCATTTTGCCTCTTACATCAAAATCAATACCACTACTACTAGTAGCATCACTGTCTGTACTTTCTGCCCTAATGACATTGGTAGTTTTAGCATCTCCATAGTGAAGCGCTGGAATTGAACCACTCAAATAAATATTCCAACAATAAACATTCCAACCAGTATAAACAAACCACGGATGAGGATTGAATGGTTTATCTAGTTGTATCATTGTGTTGGCAACTAGCACCTTATTATTAGTGGTGCTAGTACCAGTGGGGATAGCCATATAAACTTTATTATCAAAGTAAACCCCAGCTATTTTAGTAGCATAAGTCCAATTAATGGTATCAATGGTTCCGCTCACATTACCACTAACTAACCCCATCAGGGGAATACTTCCTTCTTCGTTTCTTCTAATTGATCTAATTCCATCATCGCTCATAAACCATAAGTCGTTGCCCACTTGCACTATTGATTTAGCACTTACACAACCAATTCCATTGGCAATTTGGGAGAGATTATTGACACTTCCCGTTAATCTCCAAGCATCTGGATTTGAACCAGACATAATATAAATACTTTTTCGCTTAAAGATCACTAAAAACTCTCCAAGTGGAGCAATTCCCATTATGTCTTGTCCATCCGATTTACCTACATCAAAATAGTCGGTTCCAATAGTAAAACTATCTGGATTTCCCAAGGCACTAAACCAAACCCTACTTTTGTGGTTGGTACCATCAACCACACCATCACCACAAATAAATAAATAGTTTTTCCAAAATGTTGCATATTTACCATTAGGATAAGTGGTGTTACCAAGATCAGTTATGGTTGTACCATCATAAGAATGAACATTGTCGGTGCCATTTAGAATATAAATTCTATTTCCTGCTTGAGTAAACCAAGTATCAAGACCAGTGGTGAATCCAGTATCAAGGTTAGTCCAAACTCCAGAATTATTATATTGCAGGGTGGTGCCTTGTATTCTTAATTCTTTAACAGACCCAGCGTCTGTAATGAAGGTAGCAAGACCAGTAATTGGAGTGGTTGTCATACTAGCAGTAAATGACCAAGAGTCTCCAGATGTATGTCCAGTGTTAGATGCAAAAGTAATACTAATTCCATTTTCTAATTCTTGAGCAGTGCCAGTTACCTCAACCCCAGTTGCTTTCCAAGTAGTACCCCCGTCATTACTCCACTTAAAAGTATCTGGTGTGCCTTGTGCGTCAATTTCCACCACATAATTAGTTTCGTCAGTTAATACGTCAAAATAACCAGAAGCAGTTAGGTCATCTAATCCCGCACCAGTAAAGTCTGGGCTAGAAATGGTTGTGGCGATATTGCCAACATATTCATTTCCTTTTCTTTTTTTAAGATAACCAGTAGCGTTAGTAATAGCATTTTGAATTAAAGTACACTCGTCATCACGAAGTTGATCTTGTTCGTCAGAATCATTCATTCCACCCGTGAATGAATTTTTAGTGTAATAATAAAAGTTTCGTGCCATTTTTAATTTCCTAGTACGGTCTTGGTGCTAGTGCTCTTTCCATAATATTCTTTAGTGCCGAGCATTCTTTTTCTTGCACCTCGCTTTTTTCTTTGTTCCTCTTTTTTTGCCATTTGTACATACCAATAAAATGTGCCAGGAATAGGTCTAAGTTCATTACCCATCAAGGCTCTAGCCTCATCGTGTTCTTCGTCATAAGTGTTATAGATTGAGAAGGCGTAGATGACGAGAGCCTCGTGGTAAACTTCTGGTAATAAATCTGGGCTATCAGTTCCCTCAATCATTTTTTTAGGTCGCTTAATATAAGATAGTTCTAAATTACTAGAACCAGTAGTGGTGGGGGTTGGATTAACAATAAACTCATCTCCAATAATTGTAAACCAGCGGTCAGAGCTATCTTTTAGATCTCGTTGTTCAAAGGGAACATAAGTATATCGTTGGCTATCTATTTTTAACTCAATTACATTTTTGCAGTTATCTGGTAATAAATATCTATCTTGGTTGGCAATAGTAGAACTATAAGAAGTTCCTTCAAGCCACGTGAAATCATAAGCATTGCAAAAAGCCAAATATGCTTGATTAATCCACGTAGCCATATTAGCATTATCAACCTCTGGAGTTGAGCCTATTCTATTACCAAGGTCAATTAACATTTGATCAAGTGTCATATTTCTTCCCAATTAGTTAATACTTTTGGTCGTTTTATCCAAGTCGTACTATTTTTAGATTTACTAGACCAATCAGTTGTATTTTTTGGTTTATTAATAAATAAATAATCCCAAGTCGCACCCACCGCTGGATTAATAATAGAAAAGGCAATAGCTGTTAGGTCTTTAGATACAGAAAAAGAGTCAATGCCCAAACTAGTTAGTGATATTTCATCGCTATCTATACCAACACTAACATTTAGAGATGGACTTAAACTAGTTAGTGATATTTCATCACTGTTTGCACTAACATTAACGCCAGCAATTAAAGAAGGACTTAAACTAGTAAATAGAACTTCATCAGCAGATGGAGATGTTATTGCTTTACCAGAAGCCAAAACAGCAGTAGAACTCAAAACGCTTTCTTGAACAGAAACGCCTAAATTAACACCAGCACTAAAAGAAGGGCTTAAACTAGTAAGCGATATTTCGTCACTGTTTGCACTAACATTAACGCCAGCAATTAAAGAAGGACTTAAACTAGTAAATAGAACTTCATCACTAGCTATATTAACACCAACACTTAAAGATAGATTTAAACTGGTTAATAAAACTTCATCACTATTTATTTCAAGATTTACACCAGCACTTAAAGAAGGACTTTGGCTGGTTAACGATATTTCATCACTATTTGCATTAATGTTAGCGTTGACACCTACTATATTATCATTATCTCTAATATAATTTAAATAAAGAGTTTTCCCTTCTGCCGTGAGTGCTTCCCAAGCAGTTTTTGAGGTTGCGTTAAGAACATAGCCCTTTAAATAGGTGAGTCTTCCCTCTGGCACAGACCAACTTATATTATTGTCTTTAAAATAAGCTGGGTTTTCTGGAAGCATTAGTTTAGTTAAGGAAGTACAATTGCTGGCATAACCAGACATAAAATAAGTACCTACGGTAGCACCCTCAGTAATAAGTCCAGAAGTGTCTGGTACTGATAAAGAGGTTAAACTAGAACAACCATTAGCATAATTATACAAAAAAGTCATCCCAACCTTAGTTAAACCAGAAGTATCTGGTACTGAAAGAGAGGTTAAATTAGAACAACCACCAGCATAATTACTCATAAAGTAATTGCTAACACTAGTTAAACCAGAGATATCTGGTACTGAAAGAGAGGTTAAATTAGAACAACGATAAGCACAAGCATTCATAAAGTAATTACCTACGCTAGTTAAACCAGAAGTATCTGGTACTGAAAGAGAGGTTAAATTATAACAAAGACGAGCATAGGCATTCATAAAATTATCACCAACCGTAGAGATAAGGGTAGCAGAGGTATCCCAAGCAACTGTGACACTTGCCTTAATATCGGGTAAAATTGCCGTTGAACCATCATCCATACCAGACAATGGAGTTCTAAACTGATAAGTATTCCCTGCTGTAAGGGTACAATCACTGCTACTCCAATCGCCAGAAGTACCAGCTCGCCAAGTGGTGGATTTAACCATTGTCTTGGTAACAGAAGTAGCGTCACCAGCGACTACGATTGTTGCGATAATTGCGTTATACGCTTGTGCCATAATTGTTTTTTAATTATTAACTTAAATAAAGAATACCATCAGCGTGCCACTTAATCGTAAAATCAGCATTAGTGCTAGTCACATCAGCGCCAAAATCTTTATAACAGATTAAAGGCGAAGTATCATCGGGGCTACCTGCATTATCAACATATTTATAAATAATTGCCCCTCGTGCTGTAATACTAGCTGTAGTCCAAGTGGTGTCATCAGCGTCAAACTTAGCCCGATCATTAGTGGTATCTACTGCCACACTTTTATTCGCTAGGGTTGCCCCACCTGCCGTATAACCAGTTCCCGTCACTTGATTAGTGATATGCGAATATTGAGTGTGAGTATCAATATTAGGGGTATAAGAAGAAGTGACCAAGACCACCTTAATTGTATCGGTATCAAGATCAATGCTCCCATCCATAATCTTTTTCTTAAAAGAGTTGTAGATTACATCTGCCATATTATTCCTTTATATAAATTACTTTACTACTTTCTAATATATTACTAAGTTCATCT